GAACAGGGTGATAAGAAACAAAAGGGATGGTTCAAAAACCCCAGCGAGGATGTGCTTTATCAACAGTGTAATCCGTTGTAGTTCCAACGAGTGTTCATTATGCTGTATGGATAGAGACATCAATGCTTCCAAGAACATTCTGTTACTGTTACAATACCAACAAGTAGGTAAGAAACGACCAGATTGTTTCGTACCAACCAAGAGTAAAATCAACTGCGATACTCCAGAAATGGAAGATAAGTATGTTGAGGCGTGAGATTCGCAATTACCTTTTGTATTTTTTTAGCGTCTATAATGGGCGTTTTAAATCGTCAAAGGTGTAATAACAACCGGGGCATTTTTGAAAATAAAATCGACTACACTGGTAGCAATAAATACATATACCATGGTAAATGTGTCTTTGGATCCTGACGGTTTGGACCCGTTCATGTTGTTAATCATCAACATGGTCATCATATTAGATTTTAGTGACTCCATCATATTATTATTATTTCCACCATGACCCATAGGTTGCTGATGATTTGTCATTGGGTTCATTGTTAACTAATTACAGATAGTTAACAATCCTTTATATATTTTGAAAAATTGTTTACTTTTTACGCATAGTTTTGCCACGGCCCTTTTTGGGCACGACTTTCATTGTCTTCGTCTTTTTCCATATTTTGCCGCAATGTTTCATGGCATCCTTGAGAGACGCATTCTTGCTTTTTTTCTTCATATCCATGTAGGTTTTTTTGACAAATTTGGTCCACTCACTCATTTTTGGGGTATATATTAAACGCACATATTTATTTATGCTAAATAATTTGAAAAAACATAAAGAATTCGTGTTAATTCTTGGTATATAGATGTTTTCACCAATTGCGAAGGGGACCAATTGGTTGTACGCCATTTCCTTGACGAGTAGTCTATCTTTGTTGAGAGTTTATTCCAATTTGTGTATGAAAATAAACAATAAACTGACTCATTTTTACTACACAAACAACACCGCCAAGAAATATATGGACGGTATCGGAGGATTTTTTCATCGTGTCTATCAATTTGTCTCGCGCAACCGAGTAGAACCATTTTTTAATCCTTGGTGTTCTATTTCTTATTTCAAGGATGGTAAATTCAACGAAAATATTATGAATTTGAATCACGAAAAGTTGTACTTGCCTTTTATACGCAGTTCGATTATAAATACTAAGTTTTGCGATTTAAACACGGAAGAAATGGTTAAATGTAAATTGAACGGTATCATGAATAATTTGACCGAGGCATGTAACTTTGTCAAGAATATTTATTTTGAGGAGAATCATCGTTTTTTGATAATTATGAAAATAAAACATTTCTATATTTCACGCGTGGGGGAGACGTCCGGTTCCGAGTTTCAAGAGATTTCTTTTGAACAGACGCCCAAGTTTTTTTTGAGCATAGAATATACCCATCCTGAGATGGACAGTACCGTTTATTTGGATATAGATTCGGGGTTCTTTTTACAAAAGAACGAAATTCTTTCTATGCCGTTTGTAAAACGACTGTTGGAACACCAACCGAGACAATATATTTTTGACGATAGATACAAACTGAAAATATTGAACTGGTACATGTCAACGGTGATTATGGACGCAAACGACTATATGTTATTAGAGAGAAATGATTATCAAGTTATAACTCCTCACACCACAAAGAAGTAGCCGAGATAAGTTGAATTATTTTAAAATAAACTACATAAAGTTTCCCAATATAGTTATATACGGGAATATAAATGACGGATACTGTTAGTATTCCGACCCATAACCACGAACTGATTGGTAAATGGGATTTATATTACCATTTACCACATGACAAAAAATGGGATCTTTCCAGTTATAAAATCATTGCTTCGGATATTTCTACGGTTGAAGAAGTTGTTTTGTTGAACAATACTATTTCGGAAACAATCGTAAAATTCACGATGCTTTTTATAATGAGAAAAGGAATCACTCCTTTGTGGGAAGATCCCAAAAATCGCACAGGTGGCGCTTTTTCTTTCAAAGTTACCAATAAACAGGTACATGAAGTATGGAAAACGCTCTTTTGTGCGATATGTGGTGAAACTTTGTTTATACAAAGGGAATACAATGATCATGTCAACGGAATTACCGTGTCCCCCAAAAAAAATTTTTGTATTGTAAAGATTTGGTTAGATAATTGTTCCATTCAGGACCCTAATACTATTATTGATATTACAAATCTACAAAAACAGGGTTGTTTGTTCAAGAAGCACGAACCCGAGTTTTAGCAAATATAAGAATATTATTATAAAAAAATATGGCTGTATTTTATAGTAATATATCAAATAATAAAAATATAAAAGGTACGATGGAGAAATCATATTCTTTATTTCGTACATCTATGCAACCGTCGATGTATATCAATCCTGTATATGTTTTCGATAGTAAAAGTACCGTATTAGTTCCTGAAAAATCCATAAAAATAGAAAACATCATCAATAAAGAGCGCACTGGAGAACCTACATCGGTTCGTTCCGGGGGGTTCTGTGAATATAAAAAGGCGGCGAACGACGCGAGTATTATTCGTGTATCGCCGATTAACATGATTTTACGCCCGATTACTTTTTCCATCAAAGAAGGAGAAAAACCGAATGACATCGTTTTTCGTATCAATGCGGTTTCCAAACCCGAGGACAACACTACCAGTCCCAAGATTTATTCCAAAAAAATAAAGGTTTCGAATTCTAGTTTGGGGTTGGACAAAGCATCTCAAAGAAAGGTAAAAATATTTACAGAAGAGAACAAAGTATTCTACATCAACGGTAACGAATTTTATCGTTCCAACAATATGAGAAACGATATTTGGTGGAGTTCCGAAGAATTGAAAAGATTTCGCGACATGTTTATGGAAGAGGTAAGCCGCCATAAACGTAATCAACCCTGGTTGTCATATAAACAGTGTGTCGAAGAAGTGTGTAAATGATATATTTGTTATGATATCTCTTATACGAACAGGGATATCATAAATTATGCGGGGGTAAGCGCGGCTTGACACAATTTAATGCTGCCCAGAGACGCTACATCGTATTTTACGATAAGCGGTAGATCATTCCCCAAATACATTTCCAAATGGCTGCACAAGGGAGTACATTTGATAAAATGACTCAAACTCTTCAACGAAAACTCTCCTTGAACCACAACAGAAGCGTCGGGTTTTTGTACAAATTCCATGTTTCCGTCCGATTCTGAGCGCAAAATGCGCGAACTGGCGAAATTTCCCTCACAAGAAAAGATGAGATCGGATCCCACGGATTTAATCTCGATGCGGTCCGAAATACCGTTGAGATCGCGGATGATTTTTTGAAAATCGGTGGTCGGCATATTGATAATGGTGGAATACTCTACATCGGGCACCACCAGTTCCTCCGTATCGGGATCAATCAACCGCAGTTTTTGATTATAACATTGTTTGATATCGCCATTGTCATACTGTAGACCCAAGTGTGAAACCACCCCATCGTGATAATCTGCCCGATCAATGTACATCGAAAGTGTGTCGTCATTGGACATGGTCGAAATAACCTTGAATAAATGAAGGGTATTCGCACACACAATAATCTTGTCTGGCTCACAATTATAGACCTCGAACTTGTTAGCATGTAACATCACATTCACTAAAATAGTATGGGTTTTATCGAAGTTGATGATTTTCATCCCATTTTTGGTGAACGTAATCGTCGCATCTGTCAAAATATCTTTAATTGCGGTGATCATATTACGTATAGGTTGGATTTGTACTGTTTTTAAAAGGAGAACCACATTACTTTCATTCATTTAACGCACGCGGTCGGATGATTCTAATACTTATGTTAGAATCATGCGTTTATATTTGTGTTTTTAGATATTTTATTTACAATAGTTGATCTACATCTTTTTCACTGGAAATGACTACTTTTACACTCTTGAACATTATAAACCAGTTCAGTGTTCAAGGGCAACGTTACCACGCTCATTTTACACCTATGAAGATTCAAAATCGCACCTTTCTATATAAATTAAAATGGGCTCAAGGTTTGACCATTTCAGGTCGTGTAAATGTTCAAGGGTGTATACTGGCGAAAATTGATGTTATAATATCAACTATAATTCAATTTTTTTTTACAAGAAGCCCGTTATTCTTACATACTTCAATTCCTGTGAGTAATCCCGCGTAAAATACAGGCGCGACAATGAGGATAGGTATTTCACTGTACCTTTTTTCGTAATATAGCTGAGGTAAACTCAAGCCAATAAACAGTGGTGAGGCTATAGGATGCCAAACCATCTTCATTCGCTCTAGTAATTTGAAAATTCTCATGGTATTTTGGTTATGTTGGGGGCGTTTTGTAATCAATTTTTTTTGTAATCAATTTTTATGGGTTGTGTGGGGTGTAATGTTTCAAGGGTGTAAAATGATATGAAGGGATTTATATATAATATGATATATCATATATAATGTTGAAAAGAGGATTGCGTGCGAGCGCCCGAATATTACCCACCATACTGAACTTGGAATTTCCGATTTGCGCAAATTGTGTTCATTACATAAAGCCTCCTCGAGGTATAACAGAAGCTACGTGTAAAAAGTTTGGGAAGATTAATGTTGTGAGCGGAATTATAGACTACGATATTGCGTTCTTGGTTCGTAAAAATGAGAAAAATGTGGTATAAAGGGGAGTGCATATGAGGAGAAGAACAAGTAGCAAAGGTGTAAAGAATAAAATTATTTCTTGACCAATTTCCGGGTTCGATTTGCCATCGCTAAAACCCGGCCACGGGGTGCACATCCTTCTGCCAAGAGCGAATAATCCACGGTACTCGCTTTACCCCCTGTCAACGCCGAAGCTAAGCGCGCATAACCCCACGATTGGGGCGTTTGTGAAGGGCGCGAACCGCTGGAATAATACGCACCTTCGCCTTTTTTCACAATTTTTTTCAGAGTTTTCAAAGAACATTGCGTTTTACGTGCCAACGTTGGACTGGGTTTCATCGTATCCACGCCAAAAATCTGTAACGCCTTTGTCACATGTTTCGATTTACGTTCGGGGAAAGACGCAATTTTGGGACGCGCGTGGTAGACGCCTTGTTTATATGCTCGGCGCGATTTTCGTAATTCTGCCATTTGTTTGATACGGTCTTTTTGGGTCAAGTTTTTAGGTACGTAACGGAGAGGTACCATCTGAGTTTTTGAAATCGCCACGTGAGGTATTTTCCGCATTCTACTTATTTTATATCAAGATTATTATTCCTGCGGTACAATAACCAAACGCCCTTTTACTTTGTCCAATCTTCCCACGATGACCAGATTTTCCCCCGTCGTTTTGGAACGTACATAGCTTTCTAGATCATACACGGTTCGTGTTGTTTCGTCTAAAGCGTAACTCTCTTTACCCACGGTAATTTTACGTAGTTTTAGTTTTTCCTTTTTCACATTTAAATCGTCCTTTTGTTGTTCGTCTTCTTCCAATGAGGGGAAGGAACCAAACTCGTTGGAGGTTACTTTTCCGTAACCATAACATACCAAATTCTCTTTAGTATTTGAAGAGGCGTATATAGCACAATCAATCGCGCTTTCTTTCACAGATTTCAAGAGCTGTTGGTTGATGGTATCTTTGATGCGCGAAATCTCGTACAAGTTTTCGTCGGTAGTAATCGGGGTTTTCTTGTCCAGACGACTCACATCATTGATGACCAATTCCTTGTTTTTATCGCTGGTTCGCTGTTCTTCCGTAAACGTGGCCAAGTACAAGAATACTTTTACGGTACGCAGTTCTTCCGGTAAATCTTGGTGACTACAAATACGTCGTGCGCGTCCGATCACTTGTTCTAACCGTACCATGTGCCAATACGGTTCCACAATATGTACAAACCGGGTATTGCGTAAATTAATACCCTCCGCTCCCGACGATGTAATCATCATGATTTTCACGATTTCACCCATAAAATTGTTCTCGGCGATTTCGCGAAGTTGTGCGGCCAAACCTGGAGGTAAAACGTCCCACTGACTGTTATAAATATTACGTAACAATTCGCGTTCTTCGGGACTTTCTGTGCCCGTATAAAGCAAAAACCGGGGTTTTGTAATGTCTGTGGGTGTAACCATACTCCACTCGTTGCCGGCGTTTTGTGTTACACGCAGTTGTTCAAATCCGTTGGCCTCCAAGATTAGTTTCAAAATGCCAATGCCTTCGATCGTGCGGAACTGACTGTACAAGAGATGTAGTCCGGTATTGTTTTCGTCTTTCAAGTTCTCCAGGACCTGTAAAAACTTGGGGCTGTACATTTTCAGTGCTTCGGGGGTTAAATACTCGTCCGCATGTTCATTCAAGAACTGTAAAGCGCGTGTGATGCGTTCAGAATATGCTTCGGCGACGGTTTCTTCGGAAACATTTTCCTCTTCGTCGTGGTTTATTTCTTCACCGTACACATCCACGTCTTGAATGACTTTGGCGGGAGTCGCATCAAATACAGATTCGCTGATCATATTATCTTTTTTACGATCGGGCATGGGACGTCCCGGGGGTTGTGGAAAAACAAAATTACAACAGGCGCGAGAAAAAATGCGGTAAGTGGATGACATGGAATACATGTCTTGTTCGCCAGCATTGGCGCGTTTGGCATTTTTTTTGGAAGTTTTTTCTTGTTCGCGCTCTTCTTTACGAATCTTTGAATAATTTTCAAATTGATAGTCGCTCATTTCAGCATACATGACATGAAATACGCTTTTATTACCCTCTTCCGCTTCTGGATCTTCTACCAACGAAGGTAACAGTTGTTCTTGAGCACTACGATAATAAGACGTAAGACCCAAAATACGGCGCTGAAAAAGACGTTTGTTTTTGATGCTCGCCGAGTCTGCGTCCACAAACATATTCAAAAAGGACTCTGAATCGTCGGGAAGAGCTTTGTACAGTTTGACTTCGGTAGCACCCTCAAACACTTCAATATCGTTTTTAGATAAAATACGCACGACAGAACGCATAAAATCTTCGTCGGAAACGTTGCCGGTTTCGTCCAAACGCACACCGTTGTAGCGATTCATAACCTGGGATTCGCCGCCATAAACCGTACTGATGCGGTCATAATCCATACCTGAGATACGAACCCCCTCGGCCTGTTGGCCAATTTCGCGGCGCAATTCTTCCGCGTCTTCCGGGTGTTCCATTTCGTAACGGATGACCGCATCTACCGGGGTTTTCTGAGATTTTTTGGTTGAACGGCGGGTGGGTTTGTGCGTTTTTTGAGTTATTTTACGTACCTTGCCACCTTTTGGTGCTCCGCGAGGTCCCGGTTTACGCGTATTAATAAACCCAAACGGATTGCGTGTAATAATCAACTTGTTGCCGCTGTATTCTACATAATCGTATGTGCGAAAATTTGCTTTGTCAAACATCTCCAGAATGGTGTCGCGATTGACCTTTTGGTTTGATTTTACATTCAGATGAAAAATCCACGTTTTGATGTATCCTCTCAAAATATTATACAAAATACCAATTTCGTTGGGGTAATTGATGATTGGCGTACCGGTCAAAAGAACCACGCGACAATCGGTAGCCTTCAGTAATAAATCATACAACATGTACGAAACCGACGTTTTTCGTCGGATTTTGTTAACGATACGGCTGACGAAATTGTGAGCTTCGTCAATGACTACCACCGAATGGTCAAACGGATTTGTGGTAAAATCATCGGTAAGTTGACGCAATATGGATGTATTGATACCATTATAATTGAGATCCGTGTATTTGCTGCGGATCATTTGGTTGAGTTGTTTGTCGATTTGTTTTTGTTGAGTACCCGATAATTCGGAAAAATTGGCGGGTTTTTGAACATCGACTAGCCAGGCGCCCTTGTTTCGTTTCACCAATTCCTTGGGAATATGTAAAGCATTGGAGAGTACGTCAATATAATCTGGGTGACCGTCAATCGAAACAAATTCCCAAAACTGGTCTTTTTTGAACAATTTATCGCCACATTTTTTGAGTTCGGTGAAAAAATTCATTTTGAGTGATGCCGGGGTCATAACAAAAATGTGTTTATCGCTTTTCATTCCTTCGGCAATCGCAATACTAGTACACGATTTACCACTTCCCAAAGAAAAATACAGGAGTAATCCACGATAAGGAGTATAAAGATTCAAATATTCACGGGCAATTTTTTGGTGTGGCAAGAGTTCAAACGAGGTGGATCCTGTGGTATCGCACGACACCGTTTCCTTGTTTTCCATAAATTCGCGGCGCTCGGGTTCAAAAAGCTGTTGTAATTTGGTCATAGCTAGTTTGCGGTTGGTCATGTAATAGTTGGAAACACGATGAACTGATTTCTCTATAGGAGGCAATCGATCCGCCAGGAGAGGATGGTCAACTAAAGGTTCTTTTATGGTCAATTTGGATACTATTTTTATTTTGCGTCCCGTGGAGGGCTTCACTGCGACTTCTGCGACCGGTGGTTTTTCTTCTTCGGTTTCTTGAATAGTTACCTTTTTGGCTTTAGGTTCTCCGATATTAATGCGTTTTTTTTTCTTTTCTTCTTCTATTTCGGGGGGTTTTGATTTCTTTTCGTCTTCTTCGTCTTTTTCGAGATCTGTTTTTTTCTCCAAAGTAATTTCTGACTCTTTTTCGTCTATTTTTTTAGAGGTCACTAAAACAGCGTCTTCTTTGCGCGCAGATTTTTCTATTAGTTTATTACGTTTAGCATCACGGATTGTTTTCATGACCAAATCGCGATCAATAGCAAAAGTTTTGCTCTTATCAATGATTTTTGCGGGTTCAGTCCGGGGTTTTTTGGGAACCTTTTTTTCTTTTTTGGGTTCATCTTCTTCCTGTTCTGGTTCGCCTTCGTCTTCTTTGTCTTCTTTGTCTTCGTCCTTTTCTGGATCTTCTTCGTCTTTGTCCTTTTCTGGATCTTCTTCCTTGGAATAAAAAAACGATTCGGGTGCCTGTATTTTTTTTATTTTTACTGAAAACCCTTTTTCTGGTTTGGGGGTATGACGTATTTTTAATTTTTCTTTAAAGTGTTCTAAACCCGATGATCGATCTACCATTGATATATAATATATAAACAGTTAAAAATCTAACACGCTTCGCACGACTTTAAAACCCATTCAGATTTCGGATCGCAGTTTCGCAAGCAATTTGTTCCGACTTTTTCTTGATTTTATGTTTGCCTTCCCCTAAAAATATGAGGGCTCGACTGTGTTGACACATATATTGATGAATATCTTGATAATTTTTAAACTGGGTAATCGGTATAGCATCTGTATTAGATGCTATATGAATCGCCTGTCCCAAACACAAATAAACCCCCATATGATACCCGATTTCGGGATGATGTTCGTCTATTTCCAGATAGTGGGGGGTCACTTTGAATTCTTTTTGGATCTTCACTTGTAAAATGTTTTTGAAATTGTCGTCGTTTTGAATCAGCGAAATCCAGTCCACGTGTTTTTCGAAAATATTTTCCACAAAGATTTGCACCATTTGAAACCCCGGACCCACCACAAACAATTTGTCGAACCAACCCTCCGAATCGTGTACGTCAATCTTGTTGTAATCCAAAAACATGGCACCAATGAATGCCTCGAAAAGGCACCCCAGTTTTTTCAAATTCGTACGGGTTTGTTTCGTTTCGGCATGTTTAGATAAAATGTACCATTTATGTAATCCCATTTCCAAGGCCATTTTTCCGATAGATTCATTTTTTACCAGCGCGATTTTCTTCTCCGTCATAAATCCTTCATTTTCTTTAGGAAATCTGCGATACAAATAGTATTTAGTAATACACTCGAGCACCCCGTCTCCGACAAATTCCAGACGTTCGTTGGATTTAGTGTACAACGGCAAACAGTCCGGCGGACGTTCTACAATGGTAATGTTGTTCATTTTGTTTTCAATCTCCGGCCGTTTAATGTACGATTTGTGAATAAATGCGCGTTTATATAGTTGGAAATTGTGAATAGGAACATTAATTCCGTAGGCGCGGAGAATGTCCTGGATGTCCTTGACCTGTATTTCTTTATTTAGTGCGTTGAACGGATCAAATACGAGTGTTTCTACACCTTGCTGATTTTTTTCTACACGAATATCGTCGTCCGTGAATGCGCTCATTTTATTTTATAAATAAAATGAGACAATCGTAGTATATTACTCACATGAAAAGAAAACTTTATGTTGATTCAATTTTTTAATTTACGGGACAACAAAATATAATATTTAGGTATATTATATTGATAACAATGGGAAACCCTTTTAACAGATCAAATCATGCCCGCATGGGATCAACCGCTCGCACGGACCAAAATCAAGGAGGTGGAAATAAAAAGGCCGGCTTGGTTCCGACCATGGCCTTGACGCAAGCTAGCGCGATTGCGTACAATGTTCGCCATTTGCCGAAATCCATGGCTGTCATGAAGATTACCGTCTTCCCCAACGTCAAACCTTCTCGTCCTGTGGATGGCCGTCCTCTCAATTACATTGGCCAGGGTGGCAACTACTAAATTATATGTTTCGCATTTTAGTAGTATTTTAGAAATATAATAGGTTCTCCGAGAACTTATTATATTCCTTTTCAGAAATGATTATACATAAAACTATTTATGGATAATTACAGTAGAAGGTATAATCATGAAGGTTTTGATTGATGAACGGGAGAACGCGATCTGGGAAAAAATCCAAGAAATGCCCACATTTGACACGCTTACTTTGACAAAACAGGTTCTCCCCTTGGGGGATATTATTCTTCAACAAGACGACGGTCATACTGTTTCAATCATTGAACGCAAAACCCTCTCCGACCTTTTAGCAAGTATCAAAGACGGTCGCTACGAAGAGCAGTCTTACCGGCTTCGTCATACCACAGAGTGTCCCATCAACAACATCATCTACATTATTGAAGGAAACATCCATTCATTATCCGCCAAAGAACGGCGTGTGGTATATTCTTCCATGGCTTCGCTCCATTTTTTTAAAGGATTCCAAACCTTGCGTACAAATTCTGTTCATGAAACGTTGGAAACCGTTCTCTGTATGGCCGATAAAATCGATCGCAACATGAAAAAAAATACTCCGTTATTTACCGCATCTTTGTCGATGCCTACGAGAGAACCGGGCGAACCTGCCGTAGAAAATTACTGTTCTGTGGTAAAAAAGGTGAAAAAGGACAACATTACCCCCGAAAACATCGGCGAAATCATACTGTGTCAAATACCCGGAATAAGTACCGTTACCGCCATCGCCGTCATGAAAAAGTTCTCGAATTTCACGCATTTTTTGGATGAATTGAGAACCAATCCCGCATGTTTGGATGACGTTTATTGTGAGAGTAAAGGTGGCATGCGAAAAATGAGCAAGGCGTGTATCGAGAACCTGAAGAAGTTCTTTTTGTCCGAAAACACCCAGAAATCTTGAATAATTTCCCGAAGGGTTCTCGAAAAGAAGAAAGTAAAGTATTCTTGAGGGGAGTAAATAAAAAATAAAACGCAAACGCAAATCAAACACGGGACCTTGTAATTTTGTTTTTGGAGAACCTGTTACTTAACGCGATCCGAAAAAATCAAATTTTTCAGAAGGCGGACGGGGGAGGAGGATCAGAGTAACAAACGATACCGACCATCAAACCAACTGGCACAATTACCGGTGATAATAATACCGCGAAACCTCCTACACCGAAACCAATGAGTATTGAAGCAGTGATCGTAAGAACACGTTCACAAAAACTGTGTTTATAATTATATACGTTTGTGTACTCGCGATTACCAAAACTGATTGCGCCACAGGTACCTCCCAATAACATTACCGCGAGAATTCTTTTTTCTATTTTCACGTCTTGTGCGGTTTGTTCATATTTTTTATCACATATATATCTGGTTGGAACGCGCAAACAAATCATCGATGAGAACATTCTACGACGGAACCACATTATAATTATATTATTATAATTAATAATATAAAAATCGAATCAATTTTTGAGTACTTTTTCTAAAAATACTATAGTTATATACATAACGCTACTATAGCCACTATTATTACACTCCGATGGAAACCGTCTGAGCAACCGCATTTTTTGGGTTCTGTTTTACTATAATCCATTATGTAAAGTATAATGATAATAATAAATTATTTGCACCTTTTTACATTTCAAATGCTGATTTATTTATTCCAGTTGCTTAGTCCAACATATTAATTTATTTTTTTAATAACTCTATGTGGATAACCATATGTTGATAATAAATTCATCTCAACGTAATTTCCAGTTGAAATATAAAAATCTACATATTTATTTATTGTTTCACTATTTGTGTCATCAACTATAATAATTCCATTTTTTTTAACAAGTAAATCTGTATTTTTCATATCGTTTGAGATGCAGTGCTCGCTATGACCACCATCAACGTGAACAACATCATATTTATACATTAATTCAGGATTCTTATTTATCCATTCAGGCATTATAATAGTTGAGTCTCCTTCTACATATTCAAAATTTACATATGGAAACTTTGATTTAATGTATTCAAAACTTGGTTTTGTATATAAATGATGACCTATATCAAAAATAGTGAAATTTATAGGTGTATTACTCCTTCCTAATAACATTAACATTGTTGAATGACCTGCATTAAAACCAATTTCACATATATTTTCAACTGCTTGTTTTCCACACCAAAACAAATTTAATTGTTTTGAATATAATTCTGGAAATATGTTTAATGTATCATGGTAATAAAAACAATTTCCTTCAAAATGAACATTACTTTTTATAATTATATTTTTTAAATTCTCTAAATGTATTTGTTTTTCATCATTTTTACTTTCATATTCTATTTTAATAAAATCCATAATATATGTATATAATTACAAAAATAAATTCAACCCTTTAACGCAAACCCTAAAATATGATTTATTACAGAATTTCAAACGAATAATTTATATTGATAACTTATCATTTTTTGTGCGGTTTTACACCTTCAAGGGTGTATCTGACTTTGGAGAACCTATTGACGATGTCCCATGAAATTGGGCGGGTCTGGGATCACGTCATTGTGAAGTCCCGGAAAAAATTGGGTTCCTCCGGGATGAGAGAAATTCGGCGGATAGACATTGTTCTCGATATATTTTCCGGAATCCACGGCTTGTTGGGAGAACTCCACACCGCCCCAGTTCGGGTCCATAGGATTATCACTCAATTTAGAATTACCGGTTGAAAGGTGGACTTCGTCAAGTTTGGAGAATTCGCCAACCTGAAGTCCGTATGCGTCAAACCCCGGATAATTGTTGGCATTGAAGGGCGGGTTACTCCGGTTGGCATCCACTATGGGAAGAGGGGGCGGATAGTTCATGCCAGTTTTACCCGTACTTTGCCCCAATGTCAACGGTGTTACTCCTCCGGCCTGAACAAAAGGGCTGGGGCGAACACGGTATACGTCGTTGCCTTGAACATCGTTTTCTTTTTGTAAATACAAAATAGGACAATGGACACCCTTTTCACGTTGTTCCTTGACATAATCAATGTATTCATCTAAATTCTTGAATTGTACAGGCAATTCATCGTGTACATTCATGGAGTTATATAACAACAACATATTACCATTGCGTACGAGAACGTTGGGACATTGTGCGGTCTTTTCGGACGCATTTTGGAGTCCTTCTTTCTCGTAAGAAATTCTACCGGACTGGTACGTAGGAATATCTACAAAAACAATTCGTTGCGTAGCATAAACGTATAATCCAGCTAAAAGAGCCAACAACGTTAATATAATAATTACAGAACGCATATACTATAAAACATGAAAAAAAAAAGAAAAATTTGATATTAAAACAAGTTTACTATCAAAAAAGGAATTATACTCTCTTGTTGCGTCTATGTTTGCGGGTTTTGTTGTGACGATTTTTACGGCTTTTTTTGTAACGGCGGGTGTATTTGCGCCCCCCGGCAGAAAACGAATGTCGACGGCGACTGGCAGATTTCAAAGAAGCGGACTTGGAATGCAACTCTGAATCATATTTTTGTAAGATGTCGCGATTATCGTCGCTTGACATGAACCATTTTTCCATAGGTTCGGCCAGACGTTCGCCATCGTAATATTCAATACGTTTATTTTTTACTTTAAAAAGGGTTGGGAACCCACTAAATTCGACATTTTTGCCACCAAGTAGTTCCTTGTTCTCTAAATTATAGTTCTCCAATTTACCTTGGGAAATTTCTTCAGATTCGAAATCCACAAAATTGGGTGATACATATTTCCCTCCTTTCACACCATTTTCAATATTTTTACTCATATTATCCCATTCTGGAACAAGTGTTTTACAATGTCCACACCATTTTGCGTGGATACGTCCAATAACCAGAGGGTCCATTGCGTCTATATATTTATACGATATATTTTGAAAATTGATTTGTTTAAAAAATACAACTACAAAACCCACATAAATCTATCCAACGATTACTAAGTAGTAAACAATGACGGAAGCCACCGTCCCTCACCGGACGAAAAAAGTCGTCAAAACCAAATCGTTCCGTCTGTTTGATTTCAATATTTACGACGAATTTCCGCGAGAAATTGAAAATGGTTCTGGCAGCGAATCTGAAAACGACTCCAACGACGGAAAGTACAAACCCCGTGAAAAACGGCAATTTGTTATACAAATGTTTGGTATCAATGAAATGGGAAAAACGTGCTGTTTGTATGTGATGGATTATCAACCGTTCTTCTATGTAAAAGTTGGCGACAGTTGGACCGACCAAACTGTGCGCGATTTACACAATGAACTGATAAAACGCGCAGAATATCACGGAAAATCGATTGTAGATGTCGTACTGGAAAAACACAAGAAACTGTACGGGTTTACTTCGGGTAAACAGTATAATTTTGTGAAAATTATTTTCCAAAATTCGGCGGCAATGAACAAGGTTAAAAACATATGGTATAGTGAACAAAACGGAGAGCGAGTACGTGTTCCATTTATATTCAAAAATACCACGTTGGAATTGTACGAAAGCAACATTCCTCCGCTGTTGAGATATTTTCACATCAACAACATCAGCCCATCCGGATGGATTCAGATCTTGTTACATCGAGCACAAACTCCCAAGAACAAAACAACTACGTGTGATTTTGAATACATTTGTACATTAACGTCTATACAACCGATCCCTCAAAAAGAGACCCGCGTGCCCTACAAGATATGTAGTTTTGATATTGAAGCGAGCAGTAGTCACGGCGATTTTCCGGTCCCCATCAAATCTTACAAAAGATTGGCCACCAACCTGGTAGATGTATTCAGACAGACACTTGGTTCGGTGACTGACACGGTTCAACATACAGATCATCTAAAACGCATGATTCGGGCGGCATTTGGTTTCGGAAATTATCCAGACATTGATTTGGTGTATCCCAAATACTGTCCCAACGAGAAGGACCTGGACAAACTGTTTCAAATTTTCTTGAAAATGACGATCCAAAATGCCAAGAAGACGAATACGGAAGAAAACCGGCGCATACTGACCATTGATTCCCTTTTTGAAAAACATTCTGAGATGGAACCGGGGGATACCGGTGGGGGCGGTGATGGTTCGGACGACGACGAAGAAACCGAAACTATTCTCCCCAAAAAATATACAAAGCCCCTGCGACCCGTCGGAATGGAATCCTCCACGACGATACTGGATATACTCACACACAGTAGTTATGATCGCGAGCAACGTATCCAGTTTACCAACGAAACATTGATGAGTGTGTTTCCCAAGTTAGAAGGGGATAAAGTGACCTTCATCGGATCTACGTTCATGCGTTACGGCGAGCCCCTGCCTTACATGAATCATTGTTTAGTTTTGGGATCATGTGATGAGGTGGAAGGTGCGCTCATTGAGACCACTGAAACTGAAAGTGATCTCCTGTTGAAGTGGATGGAACTCATTCAAAAAGAAAATCCGGACATCATCATTGGATACAACATTTTTGGGTTTGATTACGAGTTCATGTTTCGTCGGGCCCAAGAAAACCGGTGTGAGCGCGAATTTTTGACCTTGTCCAGAAAACGCAAAGAGATATGCGCAAAAATGGTAGAGAACGAGTGTTTCATTGAAAACACCAAGGTGGTTCTTGCGAGCGGTGAATACGATTTACGTTATTATAAAACCACGGGTCGGTTACAGATTGACATGTACACGTATTTCCGGCGCGATTTCAATTTGCCGTCCTACAAACTCGACGATGTAGCCGGTCAATACATCAGTGACGACATCAAAAAGTATGAAAAGGTGGAAAAGACCACGCATTTATATACCCAAAACATCATGGGACTACATAAACATGATTATATACATATTGAGATCACGGGGTTCACCTCGGACTATTTTCAAGATGGCAAAAAGTTTCATGTGACGGACATATTGATGAATCAAACGGTGAAAGAAACGGGGAAAGACGGTACAGAGAAGGAAACGACATACAATGTGATTGTCGTGGACGGGGCCTACGACCTCCCCTTACAAAAATACGGAATCAAATGGGGTATTGCGAAAGACGACGTCTCACCGCAAGACATCTTCCGCCTTTCCAACGGATCCGCCAGTGACCGGGCCAAAGTGGCGAAATACTGTATTCAGGATTGTAATCTGGTGCATCATCTGATGAACAAGATCGACGTGTTGACCGGTTATGTGGAAATGTCGCGGATTTGTAGTGTACCGATTAGTTTCCTGGTATTTCGCGGTCAAGGCATCAAACTCACGAGTTTTGTGGCCAAAAAATGCCGTGAAAAGGGCACTCTGATGCCCGATTTGGTAAAATCCGGGGAAAACGACGGATACGAAGGTGCGATTGTATTGCCGCCCAAATGTTCAATGTATATGGACAATCCGGTGGCATGTGTGGATTATTCTTCTCTGTATCCGTCGTCTATGATCAGCAATAATTTGTCTCAAGACAGCAAGGTGTGGACGAAGGAGTACGATTTACAGGGGAAGTTAGTACGTACTACTGGTGAAATGGATGATCGCGGAAACTATGTTTACGATAATTTGCCCGAATATCAATATGTGGACGTCGAATTTGACACGTTTCGGTATGTGAGGAAAACCCCGACTTCTCGCGCAGAAAAGGTGAAATCGGGAACGAAAATATGTCGTTGGGCCCAACTACCGAACAATCAAAAGTCTATTATGCCGTCGATTTTGGAAGAGCTATTGAAAGCCCGGTCAGACACGCGTAAGATGATCAAGACGGAAAAAGATCCGTTCATGCAAAACATTCTGGACAAGCGACAGTTGGGTTACAAGGTGACGGCCAATTCTTTGTATGGCCAATGTGGGGCGAGAACATCTACGTTTTATGAACAAGACGTGGCGGCCTCGACCACAGCTACAGGAAGACTCATGATTACTTACGCAAAACGTATCATCGAGGAAGTATACCAAAATCGCGAGTACCAAACCGAAAAACACGGTACGGTTCTTACCAAAGCCGAGTACATCTATGGGGACAGTGTTACTGATTATACACCTGTAAATATTCGTGTTAATGGTACAGTAATAATATGTAAAATTTCGGAATTAGCAAAAAGATATGGAGAAAATAAATGGGTTCAATGTAAAGAAGACGGAAAACAAGAAAAAGAATACTGTGAGTTAGCCAATGTTGAATCATGGACCGATAAAGGATGGACAAAGTTACTACGAGTAATAAGACACAATTTGGCTCCTAATAAAAAAATTATAAGAGTTTTAACACATACTGGGCTTGTTGATGTTACTGATGATCATTCATTATTATCGTTGAATGGGAAAGAAATAACACCAAAAGAATGTAATATTGGTACAGAACTATTACACAAAACAGTTGATTTTATAAATAATATTTCGGAAAAATATTGTATTTTTACAAAAGAACAAGCTCAAGTAATGGGATTCTTTTTCGGAGATGGGAGTTGTGGCGAATATGATTGTAAATCAGGAAAAAAATGCTCCTGGGCATTAAATAATGCTTCAGATGACATTATTATAAAATATTTTGATCTTTGTAAAATTGCTTATCCCGAATTTGATTGGACAGTAAATGATACTTTAAAAAGTTCTGGTGTATATAAAATTGTTCCGAGATCAAATAAATATGGTTCTTTGAATGAGTTTATTAGAAAATATCGTTTGTTAATGTACTGTGACGCATCAAAAATAATTCCAACAGAAATATTAAACGCAAATAGTGAGATACAACTTGCTTTTTGGAATGGAATGTATGACGCTGATGGCGACAAGGATGTAAATGGATATGTAAGAATAGATCAAAAGAATCAACTAAGTGCTTCACACATTTTATATTTAGCAAACAAACTGGGATGGAAAACATCAATTAATACTAGAAATGACAAATTAAACATTTATAGGATTACAATGACAAAAAAAGAACAAAAAAAGAATCCTAACGCTATCAAAAAAATGTGTGAAATACCCTACAATGGATATGTTTACGATCTTACTACAGAAAATCATCATTTCGCCGCTGGAATTGGAAACATGATTGTTCACAACACGGATTCTGTATTCTTCACCTTCAATCTAGAGGATCCCAAAACAGGACAACCCATACGCGGAAAAGACGCACTCGAGATTACCATTGAAATTGCGCAAGATGCCGCACATCTTTGTACAGATTATTTGAAACCTCCTATGGAACTTTCTTACGAGAAAACTCTCATGCCCTTTGTGCTCCTTTCGAAAAAACGCTACGTAGGTATGTTGTACGAGACCGATCCTAACAAAGGCAAACTCAAATACATGGGACTCTCTCTCAAACGACGGGATTCTTGCGATTATTTGAAAGACGTGTACGGTGAGATTTTGAATATTCTCATGAAAGAAAATAACATACAAAAGGCGATTGAGTATTTGGATAACGCCCTGAACGAACTGATTGAGGGTAAAGTTCCGATGGAAAAACTCATGATAACACGCGCACTCCGAAGTGACTACAAAAATCCCCAACAGATTGCGCACAAGGTTCTCGCCGACCGTATTGGTCAACGCGATCCGGGAAACAAACCCAAACCCGGTGACCGCATCAAGTTCGTCTTTATACAGTCTCCGGTATTACATAAAAAAACGTTGATGGGCGACAGGATCGAGACCCCCGAATTTATCAAAGAAAATCGTCTCAAAATAGATTATACGCATTATATTACAAACCAACTCATGAAACCGCTACAACAACTCTTTGGTTTAGCAATCGAAAAAATTTGGGAGTATCAACGCAAACCGGGAGCGATCAAGACATTCAAAAAGGATTTATCACAATTAGAAAAAGAACACGAGAACAACTACGAAACATTTATGAAACGCAAAGAAAAGTACTGTTCATCCAAAGTGAAGATTTTACTCTTTGATAAGACGTTGAATAAAATTGCCAACGAGAAAAACGGTGTACAGATGATTACGGGGTTTTTCAAATAGATTAGGTTGTGATGTCTAGATAATTCTAAACCATTTTACTCTCTACCGTATACTGTAACGACTGAGATCCGTCCATCCATATGTTCATTTCACCCATTTTTTCGTAAGTTTTGAATAACTCCGTGTTCATCTGTTGAAAGTATTCCGTCCTCAATAAGTCTTTCAAGGCCAGATGCATGTCCTCGACATTTTTAATCGAGGCTTCGGATTCTAAAGTGTCCAAACTATTGTAGCTTAAACCGTCAACTTCTGGCGTACCGTACCCTTCATCCTTATTTCCTCTATTAACTAGGTATTCGTCTTTATAATAAACCGCGTCTAAAATATTTTTGATTAAATTTCTATCCTCCTCCTCGGCATCGGCGTCGAAATAGGTCTTGACCCACTTTTGGTCTCTGTTCCTGTATTCGTTGAGGAGTTTTCCTCGAATCATAGATACTAGTCTCAAATCGTGAGATTTGTTGCGTTTGTTACTGCAAATGTAGTGATAATACCCATAGATATCTTCATCCTCTAATTCACCGTAACTTAAGTTATGACACTGTTTTTTGGTATAATCTCCTTTTTTTCTATTTGATTTTAAATTTGTGGTTTCTCTTTTGTCGTCATTTGCTTCAATGGCAGTGCGGAGGAATTGATGATAGGTGTCCGAGCTATATATCTTATCGTTTTTTTCATCAGTGTACGAAAAATAGCTCCTTCCGTAGTCGATGATTTTCGCTATATCGAATGTGTTGAAAGATACCACTTCACCGTCCGGATAATGATAATTCATAGTAATGTATTGACCGTTATTGGGTACCCCTCCGACCGCAATCTCACGCAAACGATCCCGATTAGCTTGCTCGTTCCCGATCCTATACAATACTACATTTTGGTCGTGGAGGTCGTAATGGTTGAATTCATTCGAGAGCATTCCCAAGGGAGCGTAGACCTGGTACAAATATTGAGGTAGGTGAAAGGTACAAAATGCCCGTTTCCCCTTGAACTCGTTCACATATCCCTTTATATCACGAGCTTTATGAATGTGTTGAACCAAAACGGCGCCTAACTGTGCATAATCACACGTTTGGAAAACAAACTTGGTGTTTTCGAAGAAATACTTGTACGAGAAACTTTTACGTAAATTATACAATTTATCTAATGCGGGAGGGTTCAAGGTTTTGTCTTGGCTGTACTTGACCGCATCCCTGTGCGATTCCCAAGTATTCCATTGATAGATACCATACGTTTCGACAAAACAGGGGAAGATATAGTTCTTCTTATTGACGTAGAGCCCGACCAGACCTTCGTAAAATAAATTGTCGGCATCAACATCACGGGCATTTTTCAAGACCGCATATACTTTATAACCATCTTTGACGAAAGGTATTTCGAATACAAACCCAGATGCCGAAACGTCGCCGAGTATGTCTATCTCCTCACTCTTGTCCACCAAAGAAAAATCGTAATTATTGAAATATTTCCGGATTTTCTCAGTATCTATACCAAACATAATACATTGCCCAGAACTCGGGCATATTTTTTTTAGAAATGACGGTATTCTTTTGGTTTTATTGAGAGCCTGGTTCATACGTTTCTTTGCTGTATTATACGCATTACTTTTCTTTACAGTTTTACGGCGCATGGGTGTCTCTGTAGTAAATGGTGGATTGGTCGAGTCTTTCGGTTGAGTCCACGCGGTCCATGCGGATGTTTTTATGTTCCTGGATCGCGATTTGCTCGATATAAATGTGCGCGATTTATTATTTTGGTCAGGGTACCGGATCGACATTTACAATATATACCTTCTATATATTGTGTAAAGAATATGTTCCTGTAAATTACCGCAAGCCATCTCAGTGTCTCTAAACAAAACAATTGATTACATAAAAATTGTGTTGTATATCGTGGAGAAGGGATTTACACCACTGAATAATTACACCCTTGAATTGAAATCAATTTGGGGCGTTAGGTCTCATCTCTGGTATAGGTATTTCCAACGTAAACAGCAAATTTTGGCTAGAATCAAATACTGGCGATTGATCTAACAATGCGTCGGAGAGAATTCTCGCGAGTTGTTGGTATCCAGCGTTGTTTGCAGCCGCACTGGTTTGTGAAATATTGTTAGTGAACGTATTGAATAAATTTTCAAATACCGGAGTCAAATGATTCGGAGGGAGAGAGTTCCTTCGGGTTGGCAACGTTGGTGTATTGTTAGAGGAAAACAGGGGTACCAAATCGGGTTCGGTAGGAACGTTCAAAGACAAATCCACGGCCGAACCGACAGACGAAGAACCCGCCGGTAGAGGTGTGGTCAAATTGTATCTACATGTGGGACATACATTGTTACGGTCGAACCATCTCAACAACGCATTCCGTTTGAAATAGTGTCCACATGCTCTTATTTGGCAAACTTCTTCATTGTTAGTAAATTCATCCAGGGTGATGGCACACCGGTTTTCGTTCATGGATTCATTGTAGCGAATCGTTTGAGTAAACTCTTCGATCTGTAAATGTGTCAACCCGATATTTTGATTGTTGGCCGGCAAAGGTAACTCGGATGTAGGTGTACTCAGTAAATAGATCAAAGATGAAATGTCAAAATTGGAACGATTTTCACTCACGTTTCTACTGCGCCGTGCCGTTGAATTAAACATGTTACGTAAATCCGAAGCGCTGTTATTGGAATAATTACGGGTTTGCGGCGCGGGAACACGTTGATGTAACATGTAAAAATCCAAAAGAATTTGGAGAACATTTAAAATATTAAAGATATTGGTATTATATCCGTCAATAATATGGTTGTGTGCACGAATATTATCATTGTATACGGACAACAGCTCGCGAACAGAATCCATAATTTCACCAATAGGGGCGTCGTGACGTGAATTAGAAGGTACATTTTGCCAATTAGACGTATTGGTGTTTGAAAAAAAATTATAATCACGACCACTGTTCATGTTAAGATCTTTGATATACTAATATAAAGCTATTATTTTATATTAATATAATTTTAAAACACTATATGGATTTAACTAAATATTATGACAAGGGACATACCGGACTAGTCAATTTGGGAAACACCTGTTTCTTGAATTCATGTTTACAAGTATTGAGTCATACTTACGAATTAAACGAATTGCTTAATTCGCCGGAAATAAAAAAACACTTGAAACAGAAAAACATGGAGATAGAGATAATAAAGGAATGGACAGACCTGTTAGAAGTAATGTGGAACCAAAACGGTATCGTTTCACCCAATCGATTTGTACACAACGTTCAAAAGATTGCCAAAAAAAAGGATCGAGACATGTTTACCGGGTGGAACCAGAACGACATGACCGAATTCTTGCTATTTATGATAGAATGTTTTCATGCGAGTCTATCGCGCTCGATAAAGATAAAGATTACCGGAAAAGAAGAAAACAATACAGACATGTTGGCAATAAAGTGTTACGAAATGCTGAGAGACATTTATAACAAGGAATATTCGGAAATAATGGAACTCTTTTACGGAATTTGTGTATCAGAAATCCGGTCAATGGACGGAAAAGACGTTTGGTCCATACGACCAGAGACCTTTTTTATTTTGGATTTGCCCATTCCCCAAACCGGCCAAAATATACATTTGAAGGACTGTTTTGACGCGTTTGTGAAACCGGAATATTTGGTCGGGGACAACGCTTGGTACAACGAAAAAACTCAACAAAAGGAGGACATTCAAAAAGGAATCAAATTTTGGAATTTTCCCGACATTTTAATCATAACATTGAAGCGGTTCTCGGTTGACGGTAAACACAAGATCAATGATTTTGTCGACGCTCCCTTGGAAAATTTAAATTTGTCGAAATATGTACATGGTTACAATGCGAATAAGCATATATATGATTTATATGCGGTGTGTAACCATATTGGCAATGTTTATATGGGGCACTATACGGCGTTTGTAAAAAATGCCAAGAATGAATGGGTTCATTACAACGATCAACAAGTAAACGTCATTGGTCCCGACGAATCAATTATAACACCCATGGCTTACTGTCTATTTTATCGCAAAAAAATAAATAAGTATAATATAAAGTAGAATGACAGTGGACAATGACAGTAAAAACGCCGAAGATAATTACAAAAAACAGGTATATACGACAGGCGAAGACAACAATTTTGTATATAACCCCAGTGAACATCCAGATTTTAGAATAATGACCACGGTAGAATCCTTGTTCAATTTGACTACCCTGTGTTTATTTGTGGGGTTTTTAGCAATATATTTTATTTTGTACTATGTGTTGAGTTCTGTATTTGGAGCAAGTATTGGAACCGACGCAGTAAAAACTCATACAATTAATTTAACCGTGATATTGTTATTGCTAATTGGGTTCTTGTACTTCTATTTAACGTTGTCTTCGCAGAATAAATCCCACTTTTTCACTTACGTAATGGCACTCTTTAAAGATGAGATGAATGATCCAAACACTATTGTAATTATTTCTTTATTTTTGGTTCTTTTTTATATTTTCGTCTATGTTATGAAGTTTCCTATGGGAAAAGATACGAAACCATTTTCTTTGGAAATTATTGAGTTCAAAACGTGGGTTTATTTGACAATGTTAATATTTATAGTAATAATTATTTACGGATTAAATTTCGAAATAGTAGACTGGGTCTACTATGAAATATATAAAAATATTATTAATCGAGATTACGAAAAGGATTCGAAAAAAAATTCTGAATCTGATGAAAAAAATAAACCCGACATTAAAAGTAATGATGTAACAACAGCACCTGTATCGTCTAGTACCGGTCATGAGGAGGTATTCAATATCGCAAATAATTTATATACTTATGATGATGCACAGGCAATTTGTACGGCATACGGCGCACGGTTAGCTACATATGATGACATAGAGAAAGCATATGAAGCTGGTGGAGAATGGTGTAATTACGGGTGGTCAGACGGACAGATGATATTTTTTCCTACCCAAAAAAATACGTGGCAGAATTTACAAAAAGATCCGACCAAAAAGAATAACTGCGGGCGTCCGGGAATCAACGGTGGATATATGGAGAACCCATATATTAAATTCGGGGTAAATTGTTATGGGGTAAAACCCAAGGCCAAAGAATCCGAAAAAATTGCGATGAAAACGCAAACCACCGATGTTTCGGTCACAAAACCACCTACGGTGGATCCCAATGTCCAAAAATGGAAATCCTTGTTGGATACCCTTACTGTGAATTCTTACAACAAATTTGAATGGTCTGAATATGACACAATGAATGTCCCGGTATTTACTGCGCCTGTTCCAATACCGATTCCGGCCCCAACCCCTGCACCCGTCGCGGCACCCGCCCTGGCGCCGGCCCGGCACTCGCCGCATTAGGTGCGGCAAGCGTTCGCAAATAAATAGATTAAGCGTGTAATTTTTTAGTTTTTTTTGAATTTCGCGAACGGTTAGTTCTCGATAATCGCGTTGGTTCGCGATGACAAGATGATAAAAATAATTTGTCATAATCGTGGGTGGTTATGACAGAAGACTCGTTCAAATCATGTTTCACGGATTTCCGCGGTTGCTGGTGAAAAACCAGTCCGAGTGGTACCGATAAATGTCTAATTTGGTTCAAACCCTCCAATACAATGCCAGTGGTTCCTCTAGCGTCAAGTGATTGTTCTGTAAAAATGGGGAAACCTCCGACCGCAGAGTTCTCCTCTTTTCCGAAATCTGAATCGCCCCCACCGTCGACGACAGATGGTCGTATATGAATATTATGAAGGTA